CCACCCATATCTAATAGTGGCATAGTCTTCTTGGCTACTGGTTCTTTCATAGAACCACCCTCAGCTCTAAATCTTCTTGCTCTAAGATCATCTGTAATATTACCTTGCGCTCTTTCTACAATAGATCTTCTAGCTGCCTCTATATCTATACCTTCACCTCTTGATAATTCCTGTGCCTCTTCTTCCTGCTCTGGTGTTAGTAATCCTGCTAGTGCTGATGCTCCTGTAATTAATGAACCTATTCCTAGACCACTTGATGGATCTCCTGCTGCTGATCTAGCAGCTTTAAAAGCTAATCTATCTCCTGCAAAATTTTCAACACCTCCTCCAAAAGGACTCTTTGGTATTTTAGAAACATTAAAAATATTTTTTAAATTCATAAGATTACTAGGACTTGATAGTCTTGACATAAATGATCCGCCTGCTCCACCTAAAGCTGTAGATCCTCCTAAATATGTGCCAGTCGCATATAATATTGCAGCTTTACCTATCGGTGACTTTGCGATCTTCTTGACTGATTTTGTAACTTTCTTAACAAGTTTACCCAGACCATACATCTGTCTTGCAGATTCAAAATCAAACTCACCACCTACAACATCACTGTTCATGATACCACCTTCAGCTCTAAATCTTCTTGATAATTGAAAAGGCTCCTCTTCTGTTTCTTGTTCCGTGGTGCTTTCTCCTTGTGCCGCTAATGATGCTAAATACTCTGCCTCACTACTAAAACCTAATCGTGCCCAATATGGAATACCTTGACCTGCATCTCCTCCTCCAACAGTACCTTGTGGTGCTGTAGGTGTAAAACCAAAAGGGTTTGGTGTTAATGTTCTAAAAGCAAATCCGGCTAGTCCTGGTAAATCTGTAAGACGACCAAATGGATTAACTGCTCTACGAGCATCTTTCATAAAATTAAAATTTCTTGTGCTTGGTTTATCAAACTCATCGTAAGCTGGTGGCGGTGCAAAATTTTTTGGATCAAATTGTGCCATTGGGTCTCTAGTACCATAAACACCTCTATCGTTTGTAGCTGGCCCATCACTCCTTCCTTGTGGATCACTACCAACACTTCTTCCTTGCATACCTCTGTCACTAGCTGCTGCAGAAGCAGCTGCAGCTTCACCACGGTATCCTTGTCTAGTACCACCAAATCCTGGTTTGACTAGCATACCGCCGTCTTGTAACATCTGTTTTGCTTGTTGTGCTCTAGTTATGGCCATCTTACTATTCTATTTTGTTTCTGCAAATAAATCAAGGCTAGGCATCATCACTTTTACGTCTTGAGCCATGTCCTCTTGTTTGTACCCTTTAGCTTCCCAGTCCTTTCTTTCCTTAAAAAGTTCCCCTGTTTTCTTGTGTCTATAAGTTGTTTCTACTTTTGCTGGTTCTATCACTTTCATTACGCTGTTACCTCTCTCGGCTGTATTTCTAATATCGAGGCTATGACGTGCAGCTCGTTCGCGTCAGCAGCCTGTACTTTAAGTATCTCACTCTCTTCCATCACAAGAGGTTGAGTCAAAAGTTCTGTTGTTGCTTTAGATGCTATGGCCTTATCCTTAAATAGATTGAATATAGCACCACTAGAATTTACCAGTGTTATAGTTATTGTGGTCCCTGATCCAGCATCCTCTGATACTAACAATGATTTTATGACAGTTGTTGTAGCGCTTGGCACTGTATACAATGTTGTAAGATCAGTTGTTGTTAGATCTACTTTTTTATTTTTAAAACTATTAGCCATTAATTTAAAAAGAAGTTTTGAGCTTCTACCTCGTCCTTTAAGTCTTGTTGATATGTAGTATTAAGTTTTTGCACAATACCATCTAGATCCCTAACCTGAGCCTCTGCTATGGTGTAGTCATACTCCTGTGTTGGTCTAGTTATTATCTGTGTAATCTTTGCCATTATTTTTTCTTTACTCCTTTAATTTTCTTTTTATTTAATGATGCATAAAAAACCTGTTCACCTCGTTTTTTACCATATTGATCTTTCATAGATTTCATTATCTTTTTACCTTTTTTATTAAGTGGCATTATCTTCTCCCGTCTGGTTGTGTGTCAAATCTAAAAGTTCCTAATTTCCAACTTTGACCTGAACCGGTGTTTGCTATTTTAAGTGCTATGGCTCTAGCTCTAGCACGTGTATCTATTTTAGTTGTAGATGAGGTTACTGTAAATGGTCCAAGAGGTGAGCTAGCTTGATCGTCATTAGAATAATTACGTAACTGTAAAGTCACTTGAGTGTTACCAGTCTGTGATATGAAATCAGGTATAAATCTTCTTAACTTCATAATAAATTCACCATCTCCTTTAAACGTTGCAATACCTGTAGCTTGTCCTGTGCCTCGTGATCGTGCCTGCGTAATATCAAAATCCCCTGATACAATATTAGATGCTATAGTTGTAATCGTACCATTTTTATTTTGATCAGTTCCTGTCTCATGTTCATAATATGCTGTTCTACCTTCCGTGTTTCCTACAACATCAAAAGATGTATCTGTTCCTGCATCATACTCTAATGCGTGTGGTTTGGTAAATACTGCAGAATCTTGCCACATGGTTCTAGAAAGTGAACCTACTGTCCAAACAGGTCTTTGTGGTGAAGAGTCAAAATAATTGTAACAAACCATCCTGTTTACGACCGATGATGTAGCTTGTGGATAAAACCACATTACTTCACCAAATAGATTATTTAATCCCGCTGATATCATTTGATTACCAGACTCTATGTTAATATCATTGTAAACAAAATCCTCTACCAGACATGGTAGTGATTCTAACTTACCAGCGTATCTAAAAAATCCATTCTCTGACATCCAGTATGCAGCACCATCAACCTCGACACATGCATTCTGTCCGACAAGTCCACAGTTGGTGCCAACCTGTGCAAATGCGAATGTAAATGGTTGTCCAACAAAACGTTGTGTGAATAATGCTGTGTCAGTCCAAACATAGATTGCATCACGACCTCTTATCGCTCCTCTGATTTGTGATCCATCAGCTAATCTCTGTGTGCCGGCAGTATTGGTCGCTGTGGGTGTGTATGTATTTATATCCTCTTGATCTGAGAATCTTATAAACATATCATCCTGTGTTGCAGGGTTTCCTATTGTTGTTTCCGTTCCAAAAAATACTAAGTGACGATCTGGTGTAGATACAACCATATGACGTGATGCAGTCGGTGCACCAGTTATGATTGTCGCTCTAGTATCTGTTGCATTTGATAAACTCGAGTCCCAAGAAAAACACGCACCATCGTGAATTAAACATATAGCTTTATCACCAAAATTATCTAATGACCACATACCAGGTTCTAAAACTAAATCACCAGATGCTGCTTCACCCCAAGCCACGAAATCAGATGTATTAGTTACAGTAGCACCATCGCTGTGTGCCGCTCTTGTTGTTCCTCGAACAGCTCTTGTAATTCCAGTTAAAGTCGTGCCACTAGATATACCTGTATAAGATATTTCTTCGGTTCCCACTTTTATAAAATTTGTACCTGAACTTGGAAATTGAGAGGCATCAGCTAAAACAATACTAGTACCAGATCCTCCCGTGCCTGCAGTATCATTCAATAAAGCTCCATTTAAAGTTGTAGTTACCGCATTAGAAGCTTCTCCACTCCAAGATCCTAGACCCCAACCAAAACCTTTTTCTTGAACAGCAGATCCAACAGTAAAATAATGTTGAACTCTAATACCGCCTGATGTAGTTGCACCAGATCCTGTCTCATTTGAAGGCATCGTGATTGTTATTGTTTCTGTAGTAGGAACAGAAGTTACCATAAATTTTTTATCATCAAAATCAGAGGCACTAAAGTTAGACCCTGTAATTGTAGTAAAATTATCTAATAAAATTATATCTTGTGGTTCAATACCATGACCTGATGGAAAAGTAATTGTTACGGTAGGTGATCCGTTAGTCGTGGTAAATGCACTTGTAAGCGTTGTCGTAGAATCAATAGGGTGTATGTCGTAAAACACACCACCTGAGAAAGCATACAATATCCTGTTTGTGCCAATGATGGCATATCGTCTGCCTAAACTGTTGACAAAATGATGTAGACCTCTTCCTGCACCAGTTAATTCATTCTCATTAACATTACCTAATTGATTCCAGCCACCTATTTTTTCTGGAGTGCCATATCTGAATCTTACATTATCACCATCAACCCATTGTCCTTCAGCTGTGGTTTCTGTAATCTGCTTATTAAACCCTGGTTGAAATCCTATTTTTTGTAGCATATGGCTCCATTATAATACTATTTTACACCTGACGGTAGACCTAACATGGCTCTGCCATCAAACTTATTTTTTTCAGCAAATGGACCGTTTACATGATTATAATGTAGAAACACTTGTCCACAAGTATGACCTTCAAACGGTTCTCTCCAATGCTCCAATTCACATCCACTATATACTAGCATATCGCCAACATCAAGTAGGACTTTGGTGCCATCTATAAATATAGCCCAAGGGTCCCCACCAAGGAAAATCGTGGTGGATATCTCACAGCTTGGTCTATCTATATGTTTTTTTAATTCATCTCCATGTTTATATAATCTAGCGCATGAATAAGTTGGAATTAAATTTAAGCCTGTTTCTTCCTGCATTCTTGGTAATACTTTAACTAAAAGAGTTTCCATTACAGGGTCTCCGTAGTGAGAATAAGTATTAAGAATTTGTGGATCCTGCCATGTCCCTAATAACCCACTGTCGTAGATAATATTATTATCATACAAAAATTTAACAGCATCGCGTTTAAGTAAAAAATATTTAAAAACAAAGTCAGCTAACTCGTAGCTAATTGCATTTTTAACCACTTGATGTTTATTAAAAGACATCTTTTAAATTTAATCTAGTATACCTTTAGGCTGCCAATTAAAAGGAATAGCATATTTATATTCTTCTTCTAAACTTCTAAGTGTATGGTGTTCTAAGAAAGAAGAGAATACAACAAACCTGCCTTTGACAGGTTTAATTTTTTGATTGATTGCCGGAAAGATTAACTCTTGTTCACTGTCGTTTAAATATAACACTCCTGACAAATATTGACTGCAATGATCATGTATTTGAGTAAAATTTGTAAGACCTAATTTTATACCCCAAGCCTCTCTCAAACTAAAAGGTCTAAATTTATATTTTAAACTTTCCAGTTTATTTAAGATACGACTTAACACTATCATAAAATTTTTATCATTATTGAAATAAGTAAAACTAGTATGAAAACCTCTTACGTTGGTTCTAAAATTAAGACTGTTACTATCAGAAACACCCTCGTCTATCTTTTTTATAAAATATTCACTATCTATATTTTCTATAATTCCAGACATAAAAATGTAGTCAACGTCTATTTTAGATATAATTTCTTTGTCTGTTGTTAACATATTTTTAAGTTTTTATTTTTAAGTTTCCGCTTACAGTAATTCTATAATCATCACTTGTATAAAAAGGAAATACTGTATGCATTTGTTTTGAATGAAACAACAACATTTTACCTTCAAACGTTTTATCCACATCAAGAGTATGTAACTTTATACTTCCTTTATAGTCTGTGTTTAAAAAACCAAATTTTGAGGTTTGATTACTATTGTTTTCACTTGATTTAATATTAAAACATTTCTCCTCTTCTTTTAAATCATAAGGTATTTGCACAAATATAACAAAACTTAAAACTCCAGTGTGAGTATGTGGAGGATTAAACTCATATTTTTTTTGAAAGTTTACCCACATAGTATCTAAATAGATAGGTTTACCTTCTGACAATATATAAGATGGTAATTGTTTTTGTATTGTTTCATCTTTACAACACAACATTAAATATTTCATAAATTCTAAAGAGGCTTCTTCTATTTTATATTGTTCTTTTATGTGACCAGCTAAACGATCATTATATAATGCTTGATCTTGTTTAGCTTTAAAACATCTATCTTTTATATCTCTCATAATATCTTCCGGGATATCAAATATCACAACACTTCTATATTTTAAAACTTCATCTAAATTTTCCATACCTATGTGCTACACCTTGCTAGTTCTATTAAAGGATATTTTAAAGATTTGTTTTCACGTCTATCTCTCTCTGCAAAACCAAAAAAAGCAACCATAGTTAATCTTTCTTTAGTTCCACAATCTTTTACACCATGATCTAAACCGGTATCAAACAGAATCATACTATTTGGTATAGCATGATAACATGCAAGTTCTTCAAATTGACTGTTGTGTCTATGCACTGCTTGTTTAAATTCATCTGTTTTCATCATCTCCGGGTTTTTGTAACACTCACTTTTAAAAGCCACGTGGCCTTCTCTATCTACAGAAATACCTTTGGGTCGAAAGATACTAGTCCCAGCTTCAACGTCACCATCTAGATATAAAATTGTTGCAAATTCTAATGCATGTTGATCTTGATGAATAAAACCTGGTCCGGGATATATTTTAGGATCTGTTTTTTGAAAATGTATATTGGCACGCCAGGACATGTGCACATAATCATTTGGAAATAAAATGGCTGCAATTTTTCTGGTGGTGTTTTGAAAAAATAACGGATCTATTTCATGTATTGGTCTTGTTCTGTTACCGGGATAGGTTCCTTCATTTGGTAAATACTCTAAACTGTTCGCCCACTGTTTAACTAAATCAAATTTTTTAAAAAAATTATCAACACGTATAGTTGGGTAAATCATATATTTTCTTTCACGAGTATAATATTCCAATCTAATTTAAAAATCAAGTCATTTAAAAATACTACTTTTGTATTATTGTTTTTTAAATATTGATGTAGTTCTTCAACATCTACTAAAATATATTGATTCTTTACATCAAAAACCATTTTGTCTGCTTTAGTTTTAAAAGATCCTCCTTTAGCATTTTTAATAATAGGTCTTAAATCAAATTTAAAAGATTGATTTGATCTACCTTTTATAATTCCTTCAACATTCCAAAATTCTCTTTTTCTCTGTCTATCATTAGCAAGTTTATAATCCTCTAAATACTTTTCTATAAAATCATGCATTATCTAAGAGGAGGTCCTAAACACCAAATTACTAGTGAGTGTCTAATACCCTCTGTTATTGGGTTAACTTTATGATGTAAAGTAGATGGAAATACTATCACACTTCCTTGTTTTTTATATTGAGTGCATTCAGTTTTGTTTAAATGACGATCTTCGTCTATTTCGTAAAGCCTATTATCAAATATAAGTTCTCCACCTTTGTAATCTTTAGAATCATTTAATGAAATTATTACAGATAATTTTCTATCTTTTCCTCTCCATTCTTTTACATGTTTTTCACCATAGCTTACTTGAAACGCATCTTTGTGCCAAGAATAATACTGATTCAAACCATATTTAGTCATCTGTATAGGTTCAAACCAATCCCAGTCGTAATTCCAACCAGCGCTTTTATTAGCTGTATTTATTAAAGGATTTAAAAAATTATATAACTCTTGGTCTGTAAAAAAACATATTTCTGAATCTCTGTGTTTACTATTATCATAGGTTATCTCCATATCGTTAGATACAGTGCCACCTTTATGTAAATTTTTAGTATGTTTTTCTATTATCTCAGCACACATAGCAGGCGATAATGCTGATTCGAAAAACCAATAATCACACTTTGACATTAATTCTTTCTAAATTTCTACTTGAACCCATCCTTTTGTATTGTCTGATTGATAAAGATCTTCATCCCAAATGTATGTCTTATCATCCATAGGGTGAGGAATAGGTGGTTCATAACTGCAAGTTTCTTCGTTTAAAATCCAAGATGGAAAATCTTTATTACCTATAAAAGCATCTCTAGATTCATCATAAGTATAACCAATACCTGGGTAATTTTTTCTAAAAGGAGTTCCACCTAACATGTGTTCTCCATCTCTAGTATTGTATGAACATCTTTTACAAGTTTTGCCTTTTACATTACCATAGTATTCTTCCCAAGAAGCGTGAGGTGTAGGTACAGGATCGTTCTCATCCTTACCAACAATTACTTCTAAGACCTCATTATCTTCATTTAAAAATGCGTAGTGTGCCATGATTATACCGTAAACTGAATGTTTCCTGACCCAGCTGTAAACGTTGAAACTTGTTGAGTTCCAATTTGTGTTGTTGAAACAGTATGTCCAGGGTCTGCATTAATTGTATATCCTTTAGGATATCTTAAAATTACAACACCAGATCCACCGTTTCCGCCATCTCGGTTTCCAGTTCCTCCACCGCCACCGGTGTTAGCTTCTCCAGATTGTCCACCTGGTGCTCCGCCGCCTTGTCCACCTGGTGCTCCGCCCATAGCGCCACCACCAGCTCTAAAAACTTGTGTTGATCCATCAGCTACAGCTGATTGAATTCCAACTCCTCCGGGTCCGCCGTTTCCAGTCCCAGCTGCGCCGGCTCCTCCGCCACCGCCACCGGTTTGGTTTGCTCCACCAACTGATCCTCCAGCATTTCCTTGATTTGTTGTTCCTGCACCTCCACCTAGTTGGCCTTCTCCGCCACCGCCACCAGATCCTCCAGATCCTGCTGGAAGCCATGCAGGTGGGTTTCTAAGAAATGCACCACGTCCACCACCTATTGCTGTAACATCTGATTTAAATTGACTATTTGATCCATTAGTAGTTCCAGAAGCTGCTCCTGATCCACCAGCTCCGACTGTTACATCATAGTTTGTGCTTAATTGTGCTGCGAATGCAGATAAAACTGTGCTTGGACCACCAGATTGTTCTCCTGTGATTGCAGATAAATATCCACCAGCTCCTCCGCCTCCGCCGAGGTTAGTACTTCCCCCAGCTCCGCCACCGCCTCCTCCAGCGATAACTAAATATTCGACGTTTAAATCTTCTAAGGGTACGGATCCACCACCAAATCCTAATAGTCTATATCCAAACATGTTTTATTCCTCCTATTATACGTCGTTAGCAGCGTCAGTAGTAAAGAATAATTTAATTCCTAAAAGTTTTGCATCAGCAGTTAAACTATCTTCTGATACATCTCTTTGTATTTGAAAGAACACCTCTTCATCTGTGCTAGGTGAGCCCGCAATAGTCACTGCTCCACTTTCTGCTGTAACGTCTAAATCATTTGCTGTCCCACTATGGGCTTTTGCTGTTGGTGCAACTGCAGTTCCAAATGCTGTGTTGATGCTATCGTTATCTGCAATAGCTACACCATTCAATGCCCAAGAAACAGTTCCTGTGTTTGTTGAGTCTGCTGTAAAATAAGCTTGAAAAGTAACTGTGCTTTCATTCCATGATTTAGGAAAAGCAACAGCAAACTGTGCAAACTCATCTGAATCTTTGTCAAAATCTAAAGTTTTAATTTCTGGTCCGTTTGATAATTCTACTTGTGCTATGTCAGCACAACCATTTGTAGTGTTAGGATACATTGCAGAAGCAGGCACCCATATCGTTTCTTTACCAGCAATTTTAATCGCAGCTGTATTATCTCCTCCATCTACAGCTTGTGCCACTCCACTTCCATTTGGTGCAATAACAATATTTCCATTTGCACCATCAGTAATTGTGATTGTACCTGAATTACTTCCTGAGTTAGTATCTAAAACTAAATTGTAAGCACCACTAGATGTTAATGTTGCATCTCCTGCTCCTGTTCCAATTTTAGTTTCACCAGTTCCTTTTGGAATAATAGCTACATCTATATTAGAATCTCCTCCAGTTGCTGATATACTAGGTGCATTACCTGTTGCAGCATTTGTAATATCAAATTGATTTACTGCAGACGATGTTGTTTGAAATATAAGTGACTCGTTTCCATTTGCATCTGCTATAAAACCAGCATCTGCAATTTTAGGAGCTGTTAAAGTTTTATTTGTTAATGTGTCTGTTGATGAAGCAGTAATAAATCCACAATCATCAATATCTGGATTTGTTCCATCATTAGCAGTAGCATATACTAGTTTTACTGCACCTGGTGTAACAGTTATAGAATCTCCAGATCCTGTTACATATTTAAATACTACGTTTTGAGAACCAGATGTTGAATTTTTTAAAACATAAAGGCCTTGAACATCGATCGGAATAGTGACGTTTCTAGATGCTGAAATAGTCCCAGTAAATTCTATAATTCTGTGGGCAAGAGTTGCACCAGTTGATCCATCAGATACTGAAAGAGTTGTATCTCCTGAATCGGATACAGCTTGCGTAGTAAAACCACCAGCTATTTGTTCTATAATTTCTAAATTTGTATTAGTTTTTGTTCCCCATGTACCGGCGTTTTCACCAGTTGCTTGAAGTTCTATACCGAGTGGTGTATATGTTGATGCCATAATTTTTAATCTCCTATTACGCTGCTACGTTTGTATAACTTGTATTAGAACCTGTGTCAATAGCCTGATATGCTTGAATTCCAAATCCTGTTGCAGTTCCAAATCCAGCAACAGAGGCTGTTGCTGAAACTCCTGTTAGACCCATTACATCTGCAGGTGTTAATGTTCCAACACTAGCAGTTGATGATACTCCTGTCAATCCCATAACATCTGCTGGAGTTAAAGAACCAACAGAAGATGTTGCCGCAATACCAGTTATATTTATAATTGGGTTACTATTTGTAGTTGCCGTTCCAAGTGATACTGTTGCAGAAACTCCAGTTAACCCCATTACATCTGCAGGTGTTAATGCTCCAACACTAGCAGTTGATGAAATTCCAGTTAATCCCATTACATCGGCAGGAGTAATTGTTCCAACAGATGTTGTCGCTGAAATTCCTGTTAATGCCTGTGTTATATCTCCTATTATCGTTGGTGAACCAACACTTGCTGTTGATGAGACTCCAGTTAATCCCATTACATCTGCAGGACTAATTGATCCAACAGAGGCCGTAGCTTCTTGACCTGTTAATAATACATCTCCTTGAATGCCCCACGCATCAGCGTTCCAAGTTGATCTACCCCATCCAGCATTTATTTCTGCATCTACTGTAACAGATCCTATAGAAAATGTTGCTGAAACTCCTGTTGGAAGAACTGTTTCATCACCCATATCTCCCCAAGAACCTGATGAGTCCCATGATTTTGCGCCCCAACCAGTTGTAAAGGCTTCACTTATTCCCCAAAGATTAGCACTCCAATTTCCTGCTCCCCACACATCCTCATTAGCGGTGTTTGCAGTCCAACCCATTTTAGAGTGATTAGTGCAATAATAATATAAAGTTGGTGCATCAGCAGCGACCTGTATTTGTGTGTATGCCCCCGAACTACCCGGTGTTCCATTAGTTGTCACTCCGGTCGTATACTCACTGCCTCCTGAGTGTGTGCCGTTTGCGGTTGTAGAAAATCTTAATGGGTGTCCAGAATTAGAACTGTCTGATTGATCAAAACGAAAAGTTCCACCCTCAACTAAAGTTAAAGTTACATCTGCCGTAGCAGTTGAACCATCTATTGCATATTTATTAGCTGACCCTTGATTATAATATGGATGATTTGATGGGTTGCCACCGACGACCGTGACCGTGTATGTTCTATCAACGGACATCCGTTGCTACTCCTTACGCTATTCTAATTATTGCGTTAGAGGCGTCTGCTGTCGGAAATTGAATTGTAAAAGTTCCACTTGTTACAGTTTTATCACCACCAAAAGCTATTACTGCAACAGCTTTATCTGATTGCGTGTCATTGTATATTAACGCACCATTTGCTGTGAAAGTAGCTGATGTAAAACTTACATCTGCAAAATCACATACCGCAGTTGTTCCATCAGTTGTTGGTGTAACGCTTGTTAAAGTTGCACCACCTGCACTGTATGCAGATCCAGATGTGTTTGAAATTTCGTTTGATGTTGAGTATGCAGTTGTGCTTGCTCCTAAAGATGCAGAGCTTGTGTATAAAGCTATTTTAAAAGTATTACCACTTGATGCAGTAAGGTTGTGTGTTCCAACTAAAATTTCTTGTTTGAAACTTGTACAAATCGCCGATGATATTGCCATAATTTTTCTCCTATGGGTTTGCCGAGGTTACTGGTATTCTAACTGCTCCGTCTGTGTAGTCGTCTCTTCGTCTTCTACCAACTTGCTCATTAGCAAACTTTTGTACCTCTTGTTTATACTTATTTTCATATAGTGTCAACATATCTATTGGACCTTTTAAAAAGCCATATGCCTCTGACAGACAGCAATATAATAGTCCGTTTGGAAAATTAAGACTGATATAATTGGTATCATTATCCTCTAGTAATGCAGGTGCAACGTTAAAATGAACTCTAAATTTATATGTTGT